TGTTTGGTTAATTGGTGCTTTAATTAGTACACGTTGCAAGTGTTATCCACTCGATTAGGGTGCGCATAACTTTGATTTATGCGCTGTCTAATCGAGTGAGACGTATCACTTGCTCTGATAACCGCGGTTCACCAACCGCTAATTACTCTACCATTTATTGTATTTTTGGTATGTGTCAAGCCTGACGGATGTATGGGTGTGAGTTGACGACACGACTCACGTTCTACCTATATATTCGGCCCCCCCGCCATGGGGCCCATAGTTGTGTGTTCTGGTGAGAACACGAAAAAACACGACTATTTTATTCCTTTATTATCATGTTCTTATAAAGACCGTATTTTATTACGGAGTAAATCCTGGCACTGCACTTCCCAGTTACCAGGCAGACGACCTTCGATCTGTGACACACTGGGAAAAAAACACCCCCCCTTAATGGACAATAGGCTCTATGGAGAGTCCCGATAGCCCCTCTGGACCGAGTGAGTGCACCCCCGTTCTTTTAAACAATACTGCTGATACGCAGACTTTTAACCATGTAAAGTCCCTTGGATGCATGTATCGATTTGAAATTTATTAGCAATGCAGGTTATTTTATATTTCCTCGTATTCGTTATGTTAATGAAGCGATATACCAAGATGACGTTTTCCATTATTGGAGACGTGCTCAGAAGCTACAAATAAGTAGTACAAAAGAAGAAGTTGTATACAACATTACACGGAACTTAGGACATAGTTCAGTTCCACTTCAGGCCCGTGTAGATTATAAAACCTGACATCCCATCTTGGGATGCCCCCAACTGAATGATCCCACGCCTGCTGGCTGCAGGCACACAATAAATCCTACCATCTACAAATCGACTGCGATCGTGCGTAATGAACACAGGTACCAGGAATATTGGTTGTTATTTTACCAGTATAAACTAGGGCCAGGTCAAAGTAAGATTTGAGACAGAGAGCATCCCGATCCGCTGTTCGGTGCAATGCTTGATGACGTCTGCGAAAGTCGCATTTTTTGCGATATAAGCTTTTTGGAGGTCCCTTCTCTCACGAAATCGGATGACAGCATTCCGGTTTTGTGGGTCTTGGGTTGTGTAAACGTGGACTGATTACTTAAGAAAATGAGTGATCTGTCGAGCGTTTCCAACTCTGGATCTACAAAGCCCCAAAAAGGTTCAAAGGCTCTATGGAGAGTCCCGATAGCCCCTCAGGTCCGAGTGAGTGCACCCCCCCCATCTAAGAAGACATTTAAACGCGCTAAGAAAGCGTTAATTAGGGAAAATACAGTACCCACTTGGAATAGTGTGGGGAAGAAGAAGAAGGAAAACATTTTTTCAAATTATGATCAGACCTCAGCAAAGTCCTTTCAACTCTCAAAATTTTTTAGAAATCAATATTTTGATGGAGTTCGTAAGGTGAGGGAAAAGAATCTCGAGTATAAACGCTTGGGAAAGAAAGATTGTAGTTTATGCTCCGACACGACAATTCGTAGAGCTAACAACAAGAAGAAATGTTCAGAGAAAACAGAAATTAAGAGTGAAGTTAAAAAACAATTTAAAAAAATTAAAAAAGAAATTAAAAAACAACATAAAAATTTAAAAAACAAAAATAACAAAAAGAAAGATAACGAAGATAAAATCCCATTGTGTGACACTCGTGCCACATTCGAGACTCAAAGCGCCGTATTTCAAAGAATGACTACAGCCGTCGCAACCCGCTTCGCAGCTAGTGCAGGTTTCACAACCAGCATGGCCAGCATTATGGAGAATGCGGTGGCATGTATGATCGCACTTAGTGATGTGAAAACTTCATTGGGTGCAGCATCTGTCATTTTTATGTTTGCCAAGACCATGTATAATGGATCTATTGCGGAAATGATATCTAAAAGAATTCATAGTATTCTCACCATTCGATATGAAACTCAATCTGGGTCGGAAAAACCCATCGAGGAGAGCCCCGAGTGGTTGGAGGATCTTAAAGGATTTGCTAGAAATTGGACAATTGCCGCATCATGCAAAAATGTGGACCGAGTTCTCGGAGTTTTATCATTGTGTGTTTCCCTCGGACTGTGCCAGGCCGCCGACATTGTACCTACTGTTGGTGGCTTGGAATTATTCACACTTCCACGCTTGAAAGAAAAACCAACAGTGTTCCAGCTCGTTGATGTAGCACTTGATCTAGCCGTTCACTTTATAGAAGGTGGCTATTTGTGCTTCAAAACTGGTAGCTTGAAACCGCTGATTGACGGCGATCCCGAGTACACTGCGTTTACGAAAAATTACCAGACGTGCGTGCAATGTTCATCTTTGCATGCAAATGGCAACTTGTCTGTCGTTATGATGGATGAGAATTCTTATGATAAGTTGCTACAGACCACTATCGAGGCTGCAGAAAACCTCAAAAGAAGAAATAGTGATCGCACCATGGCTGGAATTTTAACGCGGCAATTGGAGAAATTACTTTTATGGCAAGCCGATTTTCGTACCACGTCCTCAGGGGGTGGGTCACGCGTGGCACCTTACACATTAGGTCTTTATGGAACTTCTGCTGTAGGTAAGTCCACCTTGTGTCCCATTCTCATTGCTTTTATATTGAAGTCGAATGGATTTGATTCGTCCGACAACATGACGTTGGTTTTGAACGAAAAAGATGCGTTTTGGTCAGGAATGAAATCGTACATTAATGCCATTATCCTTGATGACATGGGTAACACCAATGCAAATTTTGTGCAGACGCCTCCCACCGAACTTGTTCTTGCTGTGAATAACAATGTGAAGAACACCGCGAATATGGCTGATCTAGCTCAGAAAGGCAAGGTTGAAATTAAACCCAAAGTGTTCATCATCACCAAGAATGTGAAGGATGGTGGTGCTAGCATCTACTCGAACAATCCGCTCTCTATTACGAGACGCGAGAATGTCACGATCACTGTGACAGTACGAGAGATTGTCAGCACGAATGGTATGCTTGATCCGGAAAAGATCGAGAAACTCTATCCTGATGGAACACCCATGATCCCCGATTTGTGGGAATTCAAGGTTGAAACTTCGTATCAAAATCTCACCGCTTGCGGGATTGACAATGGGATCGGCTGGAAAGCTGTGGAATTCCAAGGTCAACCAATGGAGAAAGTTAGATTGTACACACTCCTAGCATATTTGAAACATGCAAGTAAAAAACATTATGCCAACCAGGAACGTGTGGTAAATGCTAGTAAAAACATTGGTGAGAATATGATCTTGTGCAAGGATTGTGGCATGCCATTTGAAGATGTGAATGTCCTTACGGACTGTCCGCATTGCGAATGGCTGCGAACGGAAAAGAATCCATACGCCATGCTCGAGGTACAATCAGGGAGCAGCATTTCTGGCTTCCCGCTATTCGAGAATCTCACGAAAGAGATGGTGGTGGGTGCTGCGAAGGCTGTCTACAAATCAGGTTATCTACCCTGGAACATGGGTAGACACTTAGCTGGACGCCTCAATGCGCATTTGCACGGGACGTGGCGCAAACCAGGTGTGGTAGGTCGATTAGGACTGGATAAGAAGAATATCAAAAAATCAGTCCATCTTGTCGAGAACATTACGACGGATATCCTAATCGATAACTTGCGTGAGTTAGAGAACTCCCCTTGGACTACTTGGACTAACTGGATACCCAGTTATGTCTTGGACAAACCCAAGTACATGGATAAGATTATAAAACACACCGCGAGAACTGATAGCGAATTTTACAACAAGTTGGGAATTTGGTCTTACGACACTGCATTTCCTTTTTTCATTCTCATGCTTGCTGTTTACTTTGTGCCATTCCTGTTTGGACCCATGGCCATTTTTTTGACTATCGGAGCTTTCATCGCCCACGCAACACGCCAATCCATTTCATATCGATTATTGCTGGAAGCCTCTAAGAAGAGAATTCGTGACAAAGTGATTAGCGATCATAAGCATGTTCCAAAGCTTATGGCTTCTGTGAGAGATAATTACGCTTCGTATATCATTGGAGCCAGTGCGGCTATTGGTATTCTGTATGTGGCTATTAAGAGTGTAAGATCTATTCGCGCTCTGAAGAGTCAAGGTAATATCGCTCCTACCACAGTTAAAGAGGTGGAAGACCGCGATTCGGAAGTCAACAAGTGGGTACCCGTGGAAATTCCTGCGTATAGAGCTCCGGACAAAAGCTCCAATGTTACTTTTGAACAACTGCGCGAGAATGTGAAAGCGAACCTAGTCCATATGGAATTCATTATAGGGAATAATAAGCACTTTTGTGATGCCTTTTTTCCTGGTTCTAATGTTGTTTTGATACCTAATCACATGTGGAATCCGGTTGTTGAAGCACAAATGACATCGATCAAGGTTAAGTTCACCAAACGCACTAAGCGCAATCTTGGGAGCCAGTGGATGAGCATTATTTCACGGGCGCATTCTGTTAGAATACCCTCGACGGATCTTTCCCTCGTGTATGTTCCTAATGCCGGAGACTGGTTGAATTTGTCTGAATATCTACCTTTGGATGGAATACCCAATTCACCTGCACGCATGTACTATCGCAATGCCGATGGGGATGCTTCCGAATATAAGTTGTCCGCAGTTAGGGCAGCAGAAATTGATGCACAGGGCGCTGGAACGTACAAAGGAGCCACTTATTCACTACCTATTGATACTTTTAAAGGTATGTGTATGGCCACTGTACTTAGTGACAATGCGAGACCGCAAATTCTTGGTTTCCATTTAGCCGGTGCCACCGGAACTAATCGTGGTGGTCTTGGCATCTTGACACAAGCACAATATAAGGAAGCATGGAAAACCCTCAGCGAACAGACAGGCGTTCTTTTATCAAAGAGTTTGACTCCTTTTGAAGTGGAACAATTTGACGTACAATTCTTCACTGGAACGAATTTGCATGAACGTAGTCCTTTTCGCTTTTTGACGAAGGAAAATGAGACTGGACCCCACTTTCGCCCTTTGGGCACTGTGATTGGGGCATCCTCTCCGCGAACAGAAGTGCGCACATCACCTTTATCAGATCACATAGCAGAGGTCTGTGGAGTACCCCAGAAGTGGGGGCCACCACAATTCAACAAAGGATTCAAGTGGACTGCTGCCCTTCAAGTGTCATCCCATGCGAGCATAGGCTTTGATGCAGGTGCGGTTATGTATGCGGTTAATTCATATTGGACAAGATTAATGTCCAATCACCTGTTCAAGAGTTATGTGAAGGAGGCCAAACCATTATCGCAGATAGATACCATTAGTGGCCAGGATGGCGTTAAGTATATAGATGCCATTAAGTCCAAGACCGCTATTGGGTTCCCATTGACTGGCCCAAAATCCAATGTCATGGTTGATGCAGTTTCTGAAAAACATCGTTGCCCTAAAGATATCGAACCACGATTTTGGGACGAGCTTGAAAAATTACGCAATGCTTACCGCAGAGGTGAACGAACAACACAGATCTTCAAGGCATGTTTTAAAGATGAGGCAGTGAAGTTGGACAAGGACAAAGTCCGTATTTTTCAAGCCTCACCCATCGCTCTAGCGTTGGGAGTGCGCATGTACTTCCTTCCGATTTTGAGACTCTTCTCCGTATTCCCACTAGTTAGTGAGTGCGCAGTAGGGATAAATTCGGAAGGACCGGAATGGGACCAATTGCACCGTTATATCACCAAATTTGGGGATGAACGAATTCTCGCTGGTGATTACTCGAAGTATGATCTCCGGATGCCGTCCCAGTTGGTTCTTGCCAGTTTTCGCATTCTTATTGATCTTGCGAAACTCAGCCCTCATTATACTGCTGATGACATCGTTGTGATGGAAGGTCTAGCGTCAGAAATTGCATACGCTTATGTGGCCTTTAACGGTGATTTATACCAAGCACTTAGCGGAAACCCATCTGGGAATTCTGCTACGGTATTCATTAACAGCATGGTGAACAGCCTTTTATGCCGGATTGCATTGTATTATGTGATCCTGAAAGAGAAGGGTGTCAAAGTGCCGGACTTCAATAAATTTGTGAACCTGATTACTTATGGAGATGATTTTTGCGGTTCTGTTTCTAGCGAATACCCCGAGTTTAATCATATTTCAATGGCAGCGATCTTGGCCGAATCCAACATTATTCTTACTATGCCGGACAAGACAGCTACGCCCACTCCCTACATGACAATTGAGAGTGTTGATTTCTTGAAACGGAAGTCGCGATTTAATGCCGAACTTGGTCAATTCGTCGGCGTACTCGAAGAGGATTCTATATTTAAATCCCTACATTGCCAGATGAAGAGCAAGGACTTAACCCTTCAAAATATTGCCGCCCAGAATATAGATGGAGCCCTTAATTCGTGGTTCTATCACGGTAAGGAAGTATTTGAAATGAGGCGTGCCCAAATGAAGGAAGTGGCTGAACGAGCTGATATTGACCACATGGTCCGCACTTTAAATGTGGATTATGAAACGCGAGTTGTGGATTGGAAGGCGGTGCATGCCCCAACCGATACACCTGGCGACAGTGATTCTGTCGCCCAACTCTAGGCGGGTGGTTCCGTCCGCATTATGCAC